TGTTTCTAACACTTGAGTTGCTGCCCTTGTTGTTACTTCTAACGTAAAGGGATCTCCAGCTGAATGAATCGTAAATACTGAATCTGAATCTACGATTCCTCCAGAGCTTGCTGAAGTATGTGTTATGTTTTCTCCTGACCATTGATTTAACACAGACCCATATTTCGTAATGGTTATATCCTCTACGATCTCTTGGGTCGTTGTTGTTGTACTGTTCATCGAACCCTGGGTGAAATTTGGGGTTACTAATTCTGCTCTCGCTACCGAGGGGGATAACAGTGCTAAGAGTAAAAACCATTTGTTCATTCTTCTTTTTTCTTTGCCATTGGACAATTTACGGCTTTACCGTTACTTTTATTACCAGTAGTCAAGCCGAATGTTGCTAATGCTCCTGTAAAAACAGAAGCTACAAAAGTTATATCTGAATTACCAGATTTCTTAACCATAGGTATTTCTACGTAATTCATGGTTATTATAAAACCCGACCAAACAACTACACCAAGCCTGACAAATGTACCAAGAATTTGGATTTGGTGTTCTTGATCCTCTGCAGCATCTTTTAACTTTCCGAGGAGTCCTTTTTTTTCTTCCGTTTTTCCTTCCATTTATTTATCTTGCCTTGTAGGAATTTAGTAAGTTTCTTCTTTATTTGATCAAAGAATGGAGTGGCTAGTGTTGTAGTGGCTACAGCTGCAACAGCAGCATATGTAGCAGTTGTAACAACCTCTGCAGTGGGTAAAGGCATCTGTATATCAAGTACAGGTATCTTCATACTTGGTGCAGCGGGTTGTTCAGTTGTTTCCTTTGTATCCGCTTTAGTCTCTTCAGGAGCCTCTAGATCGGCTGGAGGGATCACCATGGGGCGATATGATGGTATATGAGCCGAAGGGGGCTTCAGCTCGATCCTAGGCAGGTCTATGGGCTTAGGGAGGTTAGGGGAGGGAAGATTTATTTGCAATTAAGAATGCTTTATAGTCAGCTTTGACTTGTGTAGTCCACGCAGCGTTGGCTATTGCTTGTACGTCTGCATCTTCTCCACTGATATTTGTATCGACTAGGTTATCACTTGCATCAAGTGTTCCAGGTGTTAATACTTTTCTACTGAAAGAACGGGTAAGTTCTACACCATCTTCTTTAATGATTGATGCAGTTCTTACCTGTATATTCCATTTATTGACGATTTCTATTTTGTCGTTCTCTAATGTTTTTGTTATTGCCATTTAGGGAAATTCTCCGAATTAAACAGGTTTATGGCTTAGTTTAAAGACATGCTAACGGTCTATTAAGCAGCAATGTAAATAACGCAGCCTCTTACAGTCTTTCCATTTAAATCAGATGCTGGCATAGCTACTCCATTGTCTTTATAAAAATGTACTTTTGTACTATTCTTTTCAACGTAATAAATTGGTCCATCCTGAATATCAACATTCTGCCAACCTCTTGCAACAGTACCTGGTTCTCCATCCAAATTTGCAGTTGTAAAAGGTAAGTTGTTGATACGTTGATGACTACTTGAACTTGAATAAATGGTGCCATTAAAAAAGGCATAAACCATACGACCTATTTTTGTATAATGTCCATATACGTTGGAAACACTTGAATGGTAAAAGAAGTCTGGTGTCCAGGTGCCCTCTTCATAATCGTCCAGAGCATTATCCGCTGCTGTATCCCCGTTAAAGGATATACCTCCACCGCTTTGAATGCGGAGTTTTTCACTATTACCTACCTTAAAAGTAAGAGGAGGATAACTACCTGTTCGGGCGTCAGCCGTTAAAGTAACAAGTCCGTTAGCTGCTTCAGTTTTAATACCAAACCAAGTACCAGCATCCCCATCGTACATAAATAATCCATTATCTGTGCTTCCATTTCCACTGACAGTTAATTTATAAGTGTAATCAGTAGTCGCTTCACCAATTTTTACGTTTCCACTCGAATCGATGCGGACTCTTTCTGTACTTTCACTAGAACTAACAGTTAAAGCATTATCACTAGCATTCGATAATAGTCGCCAATTATCAGGAGCATCATCTCCTTCATCTGCTATTAATTGGATACTTGCACTATAACCTTCTGAACCTGCTGTTACTTTTAAATTATTTCCATCAAAGGTAAGATTTGCCTCACCTTGAATAGCGTTTGCACCTGTAACTGTAGTAATGGTGTTATTGGTTGAGCCTGTTAAAACTGCTGGAGTGGATGCTAATTTACTTAAAGCAATTGCTGCATCTGATTTAATATCAGCATTAACGATAGAATCATCTTTGATTCCACCGCTACTTACTTGTGTTAATGCCATAGTTATTTAGCCTCCAATGCGGCGACTTTAGTTTTCAATGTGTTTACTTCAGCAGATAGTTCTTGTACTGCTTTGATTAATAAGGGAATGATAAATTTTTCATTAACAGTTAATGTGTTTTCAATAGTTTGATCTTTAACTGTTACTGTTCCTGTAGAAAATGTATTAACAAGATTACTATCTACTACTTGTGCTTCTTGCGCTATAACTCCATATAATGTTTTATCTTTCTCTTCATCACAAAAACCGTCAATCCAATTAAATGATACTGGATTTAATGCTTTTATTTTATCTAATCCATTAGTAAGAGTTGTTATATTTTCTTTTAGTCTCTGATCAGAAGCGTTATAAATATTAGATCCAGTTGGTGCACCTATATTACCACTACTGTATATTCTCATTCGTTCCGTAGAATCTTCCATGAAACGCATGTTGTTATCTTGATTCCATATACCCCATTGATTTCCACCAGCACTTAAGAAGTTAAAGTGAAAATCTCCGCTTGCTGCTTGAGAATTAAAACCGTTGCTATCCGTCCATAAAACCTTACTGTTATTGTGATAGAGTTCTACGGCTCCGTTACCATAAGCTACTATATTATCTTCCCAAGAACCTGAAGCATAGTTTTCAAGCTGGATACCACCTGCTGCTTTTGCTTGCCATTTCCATAAATCTGCATTGTCATCACCTTCGTCAGCAGACAAACGAAGAGTAGCATTACCACCTTCAGGACCTAAAACTGTTATCCCGTCTCCTCCTGTTTCAAAAGTTTTAATGCCGTCGTAATATAGTTCTACGGCTCCGTTATTACTTGCTTTTAAATGAGCTTCCCAACTACCACTTGCGTAATTTTCAATCCAGAAATCTCCAGTTGAAGACTGTTGAAGCCTAAGTTTATCAGCGTTATCATCTCCCTCGTCAGCATAAAGATATAGGCTTGCATGTTGTCCTTCTCCACCGTAAACTGTGGCTCCGTTAGCATTTGTTTCAAAAGATTTTACGCCGTCGTAATAGAGATCTACGGACCCATTTTCTGTAGCCATAAACATGCCTTCAGAATCGGCTGCATTAGTCATCTGAACTTTTGTTCCAGATAAAACTAAGTGACCAGTTCCAGTATCTTGAATGTAGCTTAAGGAACCTGTGTGGTAGATTTTTAAATCTTCACCAGTTCCAAACGTCGCATAAACATTATCGCTAAATTGTAGTTCGCTTGCAGATTCATCCCAATAAACATCTTTACCAGCATTAGTAGCACTATTAAAATGAACATCACTTGTTACTGCAAGTTCACCTGTAATAGACACACCACCTGCTGACGTTTCTAGCTTTTTAACATTATTATAGTATAATTCTACGGCTCCGTCTGGAATTATTTTTATAGCATCATCTCCAGCACCATTAGCTTCAATGGTTAAATTACCAGTTTCATTCCTAATATAAGAATGATCACTATAATGCCATAGTTTTAAATCACTGCCTGTACCAATTACTAAATTAGTAGCATCAGCTATATGCAAAGGTGCGTCTAATACTCCTATCTTAGCCGCTGTAACTGCATCATCAGCAATCTTCGCTGTTTCAACAGCTCCACTGCCTATCTTAGCAGCTATAACTGTACCGTCAGCTGGTGTTACAGGAGTAATAGCTGAACCTATTTGTATAATAAATATATCATCTCCACTAGCAGGAGCTGCACAGAATGTAATAGTATCTGCATCAGCCATGACGAAACCATCTAAACCTGATGCACTTGTACCTGTGTTAGCTTTTTGAATTACACCATTAACACTAACTATAAGTTGTGCTGCACTTGTTACAGCTGCTGCACTACCACCAGTTGAAGTTTCTTTCAAGTCAAACGTAACATTACTACTATTTAAAGTAGCAGCATTAGTTGTACCTGCATTAGTCATTACAAGGTATTTGAAATCACCAGTTGAAGTTACTTCACCCCAAGATGATCCATCATACACTTTCATCTTATTAGCAGATGTATCATATACTAAATCACCTTCATCATTATTAGATCCAGGTTCTCCAGCATTAACACGGTATCTAGCATTAAAGTCATTGATGTCATCAGATAACTGTTTAACATCTGTTTCAGCAGCTAGGATTTTATGGTAATTATATATGTTACTAGATCCAGTAGAGGATACCATTAGACCTACACCAGAGGCTAATGTTTCACCATTTAAACTAGATGGAAAGTTATTGATTGTTACGTTATCAGACCCGTTACCAGCTGTTCTAGCAGTAGTAGATGTACCACTACCATTAACAACAATACCAGCAGCGTCTGAAATACTTATTATTACACCAGAGGCAGGTTGTGTTGGGAAGTTATCCTCATCTGCAATAGCTTCAAATCCACCAAATGGTAAGAGTTGAGCTGCTACATAATCCACAACAGCTCCTGATGTAGGAAGTTGTGTGTCGCTATTTGATATACTTGTTGATTTTAGATCACTAGCTAGTTTAGCAATAGTTACGTTAGAGTCTGCTATCTTAACTGTCGTTACGTTAGCATCAGTAATCTTAGCTGTCGTAACAGCGTTAGACGCAAGCTTTGCATTTGTAACCTGTGCACCACCTATATGAGCTGTATCAATAGAAAGATCTACGTAGTGTTCAGAATCTACAGCATTATCAGTTAACTTAGTGCCATCTATAATATCTGCTTCTAAATGTACTCTATCTATAGATCCATCTACATAGTGTTCAGAATTTATAGCATTATCAGTTAATTTAGTGCTATCTATTATATCAGCTTCTAAATGAACTCGATCAATACTGCCATCTACATACTGGTCACTATCTACAGAGTTTGCAGACATGTGAGCAAGATCAACTGAACCTGCTGTTATATGTTCTGAATTAACAGCATTATCATTAAGCTTAGTACCATCTATTATATCTGCTTCTAAGTGTACTCTATCTATACTGCCATCAACATATTGATCGCTATCTACAGAGTTTGCAGACATGTGTGCAAGATCAATACTACCATCTACATACTGATCACTATCAACTGAGTTAGCTGACATATGAGCAAGGTCGATTGAACCGTCTTTATAGTGCTCAGAGTCTATAGTGTCATCTGCTATCTTAGCACCTGTCACAGCATCTGCTGCGATCTTATCAGTTGTTACCTGTAAATTTCCAATATGACTTGTATCTATACTGCCATTTACTAACTCAGAAGAATCAACAGAGTTCTCTGCCAACATCAATGCTGATACTGTTGCTGTATCTCCAGTTGTTACGACAGTACCAGTTATATTAGGTAAGGTAATAGTATGATCAGCAGTAGGATCAGCAACAGTAAGCGTTGTCTCATATCCATCGTTTGTTGCACCTTCAAATATAATCGTTTGGTCTTCACCCATTGTTAGGTGACCTGTCATCGTACCACCCAAAGCTGAAAGCTTCTGATCGTCGTACTCCAATGCCTTCCGCATTAACTGCGTTTGGTTATTGTTAAGGTCTTCTGAAGTTACTGATGATCCTGGTGCATAGGTAGCCCTTGGTGTAGGATCACCCATATCTGTTACAGGTCTTATAACTATAGTACCACTAGACAAATCAGCTCCACCAATATGGATAGTTTTAGCTGATGTATCTACACTATATTCTCTAGGGGAAAGGGCGGAATCATTTATAGTAGAAGCTGTGAATGTTAACTGTACGTTATCTAGTTCTACTTGTACTTCTGTACCTTTGAATACATCAAAACTCCCAGAGTAGCTAAATGTATTTGCTGCTCCTGTATTTTGGGAGTAGGTTTTTGTTACTTTTGTATGTGCCATTTAGTTCTTAGGGAATTGCTCTACTTGTTTGTTTGGAAAACTTAGGTTAATAATGTCTTCTCTAGTTTTTCTAGTTTTAGAATCTAAGCCATCCTTATCCGCCTTTACTTCTTCTAAAGCTGCGTTCCCTGGGTGATTAGGTTGGTTTAACCTAGCAAAAGCTTTAGCCCTAGCCTGATTCATTATGTTATCAATCAGAGTATTGTGTGGGTAATTATTTGGATCTATATCCCAATTAGCTGGATTCTTACCATCAGCTTGCATTTTAGCCATGGATTCTTTAATATCATCTCTTGTAGCAAGATGGTTTAAAGCTTCTTCTACATTCTTAAATTTCTTAAATCCAACTTCTATAGGTACTGAACCTATTTCTCTTTGGAATTCACTTCTTACTTTAGCACTCTTAACAAAAGAATAGCCACCATAAGAATAGACTGTAGATTTAAGATCGTAGTTACTATCTAATAAAAGTCTTCTTCCAGGTGTATCATTTCTAATATCTAAACCAACTGGAGAAATAGCGTTAAATGATCTGCCAATAATATTCCAGTTTTTAATTGGTTTACCATTTAGCATATCATATTTAGTAGGTAAAGCACCTTCACCAGCTAAACCTTCAGATGCTTGGTTTCTATTTCTAATAGAAGTCCACATGTCAGAATTCAATTCTTTCATATGAGGATTAGCCCATTTACCAAACTCATTCCTCATACCAGCTAAGGGTATACTATTATTCATAATATTAGCACCTGCTTTATCCAAAGAACCTGGTTTCATCTGTGCTATTTGTAACATCTGATCTAAACCTTGCATATATGTCTTACCAGTTAAACCTCTACCTATAACAAATGCTGCAGCTTGTAATCGTTTCTCAGACCATTCACTGCCCATAAGTTCCATGTTATCACCAATATCAGCAATAGCAGAGAAGATAGTATTATAAGGTTCTAATGTAGTGTAATCGAATCCTACATCACCAATATAGAAATGATTAGGTTTCCATCCAGCATTGATCCAGCTTTGTCTTAACTTTCTATCAGCAGGACCATTACCAGTTAATTGTCCAGCCATATACATACCAGCAAAGGTTGTAACTGTAGCTGCACCTACTGCCTGTCTACCTGCAAATAAGTTTCTAGCATTAGCTAAATCATCAGCATTTTCAATACCATACTTAAATAGAGGAGCAAAGTCATCACCTGTATGCTTTAAGATATCAATTGATTCCTTATGTAATGCACCTAGTAATGGGGTATTTTTATATGTAAAGTTTAATCCATTAATACCTGTTCTAGCGAATAGATAGAAAGGTCTTACTAATGGTTTATCTCTTAATAAGGTATCTAGTTCTTTAGAAAACCCAGTTAATTCAGATGTTAATGTAACCTCTTTAAATTGCTTTTCAAGCCAAGCATCTTGACCAACATCTATATTGCCATTAGCATCAAGAAGATTCTTCATATGAATATCTTCAGCTTGCTTCATTAAGTCAGGAGAAAACTTAGTATGTGTATCTCCAGCAACTTCCAAAGCTTGACGCATCCCTATTTCTTTAGATCTAGTTCTTGCTAATAACCATTTAAATGTATCATCAGTGGCTGCTAAAGCACGTGGAGACCAACTAAGTAATTTATTATTGTTTAAATTCCTAGCCATATTAGCTAAATAGAAAGCAGCTTTATCTCCTGTACTACCATTTCTTTCTGTCCATTGTTGAAATAGATGCCAATTATTATCACCTCTAGTTAATGGTTCAGAGTATCTAGTTCTAATGTCAGCTATATTTGCATTAAATGAAGCTTTCATATTTTTTCTAAATACTTCCATAGCTTCAGGTACAAGTTCAAACATACCTTTAAGTTTTGCAATAGAAGCTTTTTGACTAGCTACATCACCTGTAAATGGTCTTCTCAAAGTAGCTCCAGCAGCTTCATTAATAGCATTTAGATAAGAGTTAGTAGTTGTACCAAGTAAAGCTCTTAAAGGTGTCTTAGGTCCACTAAGAATACTATTAACCATAACCCCTTGGAGTTCATGAATTAATACACCAGTTTTAACTTTACCGTTAAATTCACCACCTGTAATCTTCTGTCTCATCCACGCATCAAAATCCTTCCAATTATGGATGTCATTAGATACTTTAAATACATCTAAAATACCTTCAGCTAATTCATCAGAGTCACTATTCTCAAGTACCTGCATCATTAATTTAACACCGTCATTTGTTTCTTGTGTTAATTTAGCTGATCTTTGTGCTACTTGTTCATTAATTTCTCTGACCATATCATCAGTTAATTCACCACCAGCTTCTTTCATTCTCTTGGCAGCAAGATCCCAAGTAAATTGAGTCTTCTTAACTTGAGTTAAACCCATTGATAGGTTTTTAGCTACATTACGCATAGGACCATCTTTAGCAAATATATCTGCTTTACCTATTTGCTCGCTTGTAGAATCAGCATAATCTCTTAGTCTTCTAAGTAATGAATTATTAACAGCATCTTGTACTTGTAAGTTTTTAATAACAAATTTCTTTACATCACTTAAAACTTCACCTGGTTTTATTGGAGTATCAGTAAATGCTTTACCCCAGAATTCTGTAGGATCTAAACTAGCTGCATCTCTACCTAATATTTCTTGTATATTTTTTAATTGATCTTCAGCTAAATTTCGTAAATTACGATCTAATGGGTTAAGTTTTTTTAATTGTTCTGCAGAATCTGTCATAAAGACATCTACATTTTTATCAAACCAATTTTCAGGTATACCAAATTTACCAAATTGAGCACGTTCAACAGGTGAAAAGAGTTCATCTATAGTACCACCTTCTATACCTATTTGATGTTTTAATTCATTAAATTGATTTGTTACATCATATACGCTACTTCTAATATGAGCATTACCTTGTCCAGCTGTATAGCTTTGATTCTTGTATGCACCATATGTTGAATCTAAGTCACCATTTGTAGCCCAAGGATCAGTCCATTTACTAGACGGACCTTCAGCTGCTATCTTTGTTTGATCTGTAGCAGCATCCATTAAATCATCTTTGACTTGAAGTCTAGCTTTATAGACATCTATTGGATCTTGTATTTTAGGTACAGCTTTAGTACTGGTTTGAAGTTGATTCCAATTTCCTTTAGATAATTGTTTAAATCCTTTACCAAGTGATTTAAATAATATATTACCAGCTAATAAACCACCAGAATCCCATGCCATTTCACCACGCATAAATTCTAGTTTTCTACTAAAAGGACTTTCTATTCCATGAGCTAATTGATTTCCAGCAATATGTAATTCTGGATGTGCATCTATTAACTTTTGTGCTTGCTTATTTCCATTATGAAAAGTTTTCATAGCAGAATGATTCATATCAACAAATAAGTTAGTAGGAATAGTTTCTGTAGCCCAAGTAACACCAAACGCTTTACTTGTTGTTAAAGCAGCCATACCAGCTCCTTTAGCTGTAAGTAATCCAGCACCACCTGTAGTAATAGCAGTAGCAGAGGCTGGTAAAGCAACTGTAGCAACAGCAACAGCAGGAGCATACCTACCTAATTCAAACATGATGGGATCACTCCACACCCTGTTTATAGGATTATTAACTGCATATGCTTTGGACATAGGGTTCTTATGACCCATAACCCAATCATCAAGTTTAGCATCTTTACCTTCAGAAGCATCCCAATCAAACCATGTATCAGGATCATCATCATTAGCAGCTGACTGAAATCCAGCAGCAATTTTTTCAGGTGCTGATAAGATACCTTCAGTGGTAACACTTAAACCTGCAGAAGAACTAGCTCGCATTTGCTCGCCATCTAGTTCATCATTAGGAGCTAATACACCTTTTCTACGTTGGTGTATATACTCAACCATAGGTTCTAAAGTGGTTAAAGCTCCTAATCTAGCTCTGAAATCTTTATTCTCTAAACTTGTTAACCAACGTTCAGTTAATCTTTGATCTTGTTCAGGTGATAATTCTCCCAGACGGGATGTATCATAGTAATCAGAAAAGGTAAATTGACCATCACCATTACCATCATATCTATCTATATAATCTTGAGAGCTACGAATTTTATTAACAAATGCTAAAGTAGCTTCTAGGTTATCATCTCCACCAGCTTCTCTCCATCCATCAAAATCTGTCTTTTCTTCAGGTAACCAGTCATATTGAGCATTAGTTATTCTAATAACTTCATCACTGACACCTGCAGCTTTAAGAGCTTCTGTTGATACTAAACCTGTCGTAGGGTCTACATAGTTAGCAAACCTACCAGGAGTGCGTTCCTCGACCTCTGGTTGCTCTTGTGGAGCTTCTTGTTGTTGTGGAGTAATACCTAATTGTTGACCAACTTGATCTGCTACCTGAGTAGCTACTTCATTGATTTGATCTGGTTGTTGTACAGGAGCTTGTCCTTCAACTTGACCTTGTTCTTCAGCTTCTACTTGAGCAGGTGTTCTCCAATCTTGTTCAGGGTATGCTTGTTTGATTTCCTCAACATGATCTTCATAACCTTCTATATTTTGAGTGGTATCTGTGTTAGGTGTATTCTGGTCAAATGTTAATTCATCCATTATACTCTACCTCCTACGGTGTACCAATCAGGTAAATTTTCAGGTCTATCCCATACAGACATTGGTGTATACCCATAATCAGTTGTATCTTTTAACATTTTAGCAATATATAAGTTAGTAGCTGGTGATGGGTTTTGCATTGCTCTTGAAATACTTCTATTTATATTTGAATGTCCACGAGCGTCTGAAATAATATTACCGTCTTTATCTTTACCTGTAGTTATATCAAGTATAGGAGGGCGTGAATCAGGATTTAAACCCTCATGTCCTGATGCTTTTAATTGAGCATCTACTAATCCCCAATAACCACCTTCTCTAGAATTACGTCCACGGGATATACCTTTATAGTATGCTAGCGCACCTTTATCCATATATAAACCTCTAGAACCATACTTATCTATATTATTTTTAATAGTAGTAATTTGACGATGACCATAATCACCACCTATAACTTTTGTAATCACACTATTTTGATCAGTTAAAATTTCATCTTTAGCCATCTTAATTTGACCGACTCTAAGATGTCCAGGCTTAAGGGATTGTTCAAGAGATTGACCTGTCATTACATATTTACTACCTTCACCATTTGTTTTTATTTCAGTTAATACACCCATTGAATCGGGTATTGTATTACCTTCTTTATCTTTTACTTCTTTTGCATGTAAAGCTAAATGACTAGCTTGTGCTGGTTCATAACCCATCCCTATGTATTGATTATATTTTACAGAATAATCAGCTTTAGCATTTTCCATAGCTTCTATATAGGCAGGACTTTTTTCATTACCTTTAATACCCATATTTGTAAAAGCTGTATCTAAATGAGCTTTGATTTTCTTTTCTGCACCAAATTCTTTCAGAGCTGCTTTTTCTAATTTAGATGCTGTTTCTCTATGTTTTAATGCAGCTTTAGGATGAAAGGAATCTAGTTGTTCATTAGATATATAACCATTTTGGCTGGCCATTAATGATTCAATTAAATCTTCATCTTCTCTTTCATCTCTATCACTAGCAGTTTCATAATTTGTAACACCTCCTGGTATAGGAAGACCTGCAACACCAAACTTACGTTTCCATTCGTTAACTTGAGCTGATGATAGATCACCTTTCCTAGCTTCCTCTATGAATTCAGCTTCTAGTTTTGTACCCTCAGCCTTTTGATACTTAAGTTCCTCATTAGTTACTTCTACATAACCTTTCTTAATAGAAGATTTAAGCTCTAAAAATCTTTTAGGCCAATGTTGAGAAAAAGTAGTACCAGGTTTTGCACCTACTTTCCTACCTAATTCTATTGGGATAGGTAAGTTACCGAGAGTATCAGCATAACTAGGATCACCCATTGCTACACCTTCTTTCGCTGCTACCTTCATAAAAGCAGACCAAGCACCTTCATTACCAAGTAATTCACCTTTGGTATCTACAGTTGAACCTGTAGTTACAAGGAAATGATGTATATCAGCACCAGTTTTTCC